CGCTCGCGGCTGGAGCATCCCGGCAAAATTCGATCCGGTGTACCGAGATTCAGACAATTTCATTGCACGTTACGCGCTCACATTTGACTACGATCACATCGATGAACTAGACCTTGCGGTGATTCGCAAGGCGTACGAGCCGTACACATACTTCGCGTACACAACGTGGAGCCACAGTGTCGAGGCGCCGCGTTGGCGCTTCGTGTTTCCGCTGACGCGCGCGGTAACGTATGACGAGTTTCAGGCGGTCAGTCGCAAGGTTGCGAGCTTCGCCGGCATCGAGTTGACAAGCCGCGAGACTCATGTGCCAGCGCAGATGATGTACCTGCCGACACTCAAGGCTGACAGCGTTCTCGACACCGAGGACAACGAAGCTGCCTGGATCGATCCTGACACTATCCTCGCGATGTACGAGGACTGGACGAACCGCGATGAATGGCCGAAGCGTACAGAAGGCGACGGCGTGCAGCATCACGGCAAGGCCGAAGATCCGCGCACCAAGCCAGGAATCATAGGAGCGTTCTGTCGTGCATTCAGTATCTACGATGCAATTGATCGGTTTGAGCTTCCGTACGAACGTACAGCTACTGATGGCCGGCTTACATTCACGCGCGGTTCGCGCCCTGAGGGCGCTATCGTCTATGACGACGCTACAAAACTTCACTCGCATCACGACACTGATCCCGCGCGCGGCCAGACCAATTCCTTTGACCTCGTGCGTCTCCATCGTTTTGCTGAGCTTGATCGCAGTGTGGCTGCTGGCACTCCCATCACGCAGCGGCCCTCTTTCAAAGCCATGGTTCAGCTTTGCGCCGAACAACCCGAAGTGGCCGAAGCCACTGCCACCGATGATTTCGAGGATCTTGGAGACCTCACGTCGGAAGAAGTCGCAGCCGTCGTTGAAGAGAAAGCCAAAGGACCCGTCAGAATTGTCCTCACGCCCGCGCGGCCGGTGGAGTCAGCACTTGAAGCGCTGCTTGGCGCATTACGAATTCACGGCCCGTCGATGGGCCTTGTCGTCTACGGGAATCGGCTGGTGTGGGCTGTCGAATGCAACCGCAAGAGCTTCAACGAAGCGGAGACCACCACGCTTGAGTTGCGACAGATCAGTGGGTCGGAACTGTTGCCGATCTGGCACGGCCGCATCGGGTTCTTTGTGCGACAGAAGGAGTCCGATCCGAAACGTGTCGACTGCCCGGTCCCGCTGGCCAACGCTGCTGTAACCCGCTCCGATCAGCTTGGTGAAATCGCGGTTGACCGGATAGCCTGCACGCCGGTCTATTCAGACGGCAAGCTTCACGCCGAGCACGGATACCTGAGCCAGTTCCGCGCTTGGGTGCTCGCGCCAGAAGGAGTGGTCATTCACGGCACCTCCAGGGTCGATGCGGAGCGCGCCCTGGCACGCGTAGACGACTGGCTGGCCGAGTTCCCATTTGACACCCAGTCAGACCGCGATGTAGCGCTGGCGGCGCTCCTGACGGCTGCCATGCGGGCCAGCCTGCCTCACGCGCCGGGCTTCGTGGTGTCAAAGCCGGATTACGGCAGCGGCGCCAGCACCCTATGCGACCTGATTCACATAACGCTCACCGGGCGCCCCTCGGCGGTGATCAACGCGAGCGTTGGCCGGCAGGAGGTTGAAAAGAACCTTGACAGTGCCCAGCTTGCCGGGTTATCGGCGCTCGTGATCGACAACGTGGTCGACGGCGAGACTTTCAACAGCATCGCGCTCGCGCAGGTGCTGAGCCAGCCCGCACGACAGATTCGCATCTTGGGCAAGTCGGAGGTGATTAGCGCGCCGTGCATGCAGATGGTGCTGGTGAATGGCAACAACATACGAATTGGCGACGACTTGGTCAGGCGATTCATGCGCATCCACCTCGATCCACGATGTGAGAGTCCTCACCGACGACAATTCAAACGACCCGACCTCATTGCCCAAGCGCAAGCCGAACGGGCTGAGCTGCTGAGCGACCTGTACACGATAGTTGCAGCCTACCAAGCCTCAGAGCGTGCGCCGACTCCACAGCTTGCGGGTTTCCAAGAATGGAGCCGCATGGTCGCGGAGCCGCTTGTGTGGCTCGGGCGCTCGAACCCGATTGACTCTCAGCGCGCGATCGAGAAGGAAGACGACAAGCGTGGCGGTTTGAACGGCGCCATGCGCTGTTGGGCGAACTTGTTTGGCGATCGTGCGGTATCATTGCATGAGGCTCTAGACATGGACCTCGACAACGACACGAAGCGTGAATTGGGCGAGATCCTGAATGACCTTGCCGGTGACCGGCAGGGCATGAGCCCGAAGAAGCTCGCGAAGTGGCTGCGCGGCGTGGCCGGGCGAGTGATCGGCGGCACCGCATTTGAGGAAGCAGGCGTTGCGCCTGGAGGCTTGAAACTGTGGCGCCTACGCGGTGCCAGACCAGAATGGCTGGAGGATTGAATGCCAACGTACACCTACGAATGCACGAACTGCCCTACGAAAGTAGAGGAAGAACGAACGATTGAAACGCGCCGCGAGATGGCAACGTGCGGCGAGTGCGGATGCGCGATGGAGCTAGTTATAGCACCTGTCGCTGGATACATGAAAGGCGGGCCTACAGTGCCCTCAACATCGAGGAGACGTAAGTGAAGAAGACAGAGTCAACACCATTCCTGCTCATCGAGGACGATAAGATTCAGGCGCACGGCCGCATCGTTGGTCGTCCGATTTCAGAAGGATTTTTCTTGGTACAGTTCGAAGGACCCGGTGCGCGCTACGGCCGCATCGTCGCAGCGCCCGAGCTGACGCGGTTCACGGTGTTCGCGAGTGACGAAGAGCGCAACGCCTTCGTAAATCCGCCGAAATCAGTTGACACGGCAACTCCGACGCCTCCAGAATTGCCGCAAGTTCCTGGCGGGAACTCTCAAGGAGATAATGCTGAATGAGTAAATACTGGACCGTCGCCGAGCGAGACCCTGAGGGCCCCGCCCGTCCGTTCTACACCTGCGCTCCCAGCGCAGAAGAAGCCAAGTCCAAAGTTGAGCAGCTCACAGGACCGCTTCACCCCAAGTACATCAAAATCGAAGAGACAACCGCGGACGCAATCCCTGAGGGGGAGGACTGGCTGTGAACCGCATCGCCATTTGGCTTGGACTCGTCGCGCTTGGGTGGGTCGCCTTTGGCGCTTTCGTGTGGGCGATATACCAAGTCTGCAGGACTATCAAGCTCATCGGGCTTCTGTAAGGAGATTCTATGCGTTTACCCTCTCCCGGTTTCACACTCTTCATTTCCGTCCTTGCACTGATTTTTGCTGTGGGTGCAGCTCTTCACGCGGAAGAAACGCCCGAGGTGGCATCTGGCCTTGTCATCAGTCAATGCGGCAAGACCACTGGTCTGATTCTCGTAGATCCGCATGGCGTGCTGCATCCAGTCGACCCGGCCGTGCTGCAGGACAACCAGAGCTTGCTTGACACATTGCTTGCCAAGATTCCCGCGGGCAAAGGACTCACCGTAACTGTGGCCTGCGTCAAAGAAAGCGGCAAGATCATCTAATGGCTGCACGTCCGAATTCTCCCGAAGAGCTTCAGCAAGCAGTCGACGCTGTTGCGGAGCACAAGAGTTACACTGCGGCTGCAGCCGCTCTCAAGATGCCGATCAACACACTCCGCTCTAGATGGGTTGCCGCGCGCAAGCGGGGCTTCACGTCTGAGGTTGCGAAGCGCATTCGCGAGCAGCAAGGCGACAATCCCACAGTAGAAATGCACCCTGCAGTAGACGGGTATCTCGTCAAAGGCACCTCGACGCTGCTGGATGAGAACGGCAACGCGAAACTGCAGTGGGTGAAAACAGCCATCGATCCGGACAAATTCCGTGCGATGGTCGAAGCGGCATGTAGAGCTGCCGCCGAAGAAGTCAAGCCGCTCGAAGAGATCAAAGCGCCCGAGCGCTGTGAGAGTGAGCTGCTGACGCAGTACACGATCACGGACTACCACATGGGTATGTTGGCTTGGGGGCGAGAGACAGGCGCCCCATGGGACCTCACCATTGCAGAGCGCGTACTCATGACTGTGATGGACCAGATGATCGATGCTGCGCCGGCCTCGGAAACCGGTTTGCTCGCGCAGCTCGGAGATTTCCTGCATTTCGATTCGATGAAACCGATCACGCCGGAGCACGGACACCTCCTCGATGCGGATAGCCGCTACCAAAAAGTTGTCGAGGTCACGGTGCGAGTGCTCCGGCATGTTACCCGCCGCTTGCTGATGAAGCACCAGAAGGTGATCGTCGGCATGTACGAGGGCAACCACGATCCGTCGGGCTCGATCTGGTTGCGCGTGCTGTTCGGTTGTCTGTTCGAAGAGAACCCGCGCGTTCTCGTTGAGAAGAGCCCACGTCCGTACATCGCATACCAGCACGGCAAGACGATGCTCGGGTTCCACCATGGGCACTTGACGAAGATGAATAACCTGCCGTTGCTGTTTGCCGCGATGTTTCCTGAGATGTGGGGTGCAACCACTAAGCGATACATCCACACCGGGCACAGACACCATGTCGATGAGAAAGAGCACCCTGGCGTCAAGGTGATCCAGCACGCCACACTCGCCGCGCCTGATGCGCACTCGGCTCGCGGCGGCTGGATGTCTGAGCGGCAAGCGGTGTCAATGACCTACCACAAAGAGGCCGGCGAGATCATTCGCAGCACCTTTCTACCACCGGAGTAACCATGGACCTTGAGGAAGCACAACGGCAATCGCAGCAGGTTGCCAAGACGCTTGACGCAGCGATCACGGAACTGTCGGATAAGTACGATATCAACATCATCATCTCGATCATGCTGGGCCGTTCGGTCGGTCTTGCGAAAATGCAGCGCGAAAGCGGCGTGATGGATCGCGACGACGCGATTATGTGGTTCGGCACTGCGCTGGCCGAGGCAACTCAGCCGTTGCCGCCCGCACCGGAGACAGAGCATTGATCCGCTGGTTCGCGAATCTGTTTCGAGAGAAGTCGCTGCCGCCGCCGGATGAACGCTGTGTCGTGCGCACGCGGACGTACTACGCCACCCACTGGACCAAGATACACGGAGTGAACACGTGATAATAGAAGCTGCATGTCATTGCAACGACGTGGCTTGGGGTACGTGCCCGCAACACGGCGGCAAGAAAACGCCGGGTAAATGCACTATGGTGGAGGACCCGTCGAGCGTTCCTGCCTTGGTATTCAATCCTGACCCGTCATTCGAGCCGATCAACACCAGTGAGATTAAGATCATGGCAGGTGGCTACGCTCTGCCGGAAAGCATCTTGCAGGAAGCGCACCGACTTACGCACGGCTCGCGACAGAAGGACTACGGTCATCCGCTCGACGACTACACGCGCACCGCGGCGATGGCAAGCGCAATGCTGGCACACAAGCTCAAAGAGCCATTGGCGCCGCACGAGATGGCGCTTGTGATGGTGCTGGTGAAGCTCTCACGCCAGATTAATGCGCCGAAGCGTGACAACATGGTGGACGGCGCGGGCTACTGCTGGGTTTCGCAGGAGTGCCTCGACGAAGCGGAACGGAGAAAAGCATGACTATTCAGCGTGCGGATATCCTTCAGCGTGTCGCCGCTGATGGCGATAGCGACACGATGCCGCTGAGGTATATGCAGCCTCTTAATCCACTGGCATTTTACATCCATCAGCTCAACCACAAGTGGTGGCATGACATCAACACGGGAGCGCGGCTGGAGCGCAACAAAGGTGAGCTGATCGCGCTCATTCACAGCGAGCTGTCGGAAACCCTGGAGGGTGTGCGCAAAGGCGCTGCCGACGAACACCTGCCCTGGCGTTCAGCAGAAGAAGTTGAGCTGGTGGATACGCTTATCCGTATTTTCGACTACGCGGGAGCGTACAAGCTCGATCTCTTCGGCGCGATGACCGAGAAACTTGCGTACAATGCGATGAGACAGGACCACACCCACGAAGCTCGCCGCGCCGAAGGCGGCAAGAAGTTTTAACCACAAAGGAGACATTGCACAATGACGATTGAATCCAACCTTGAGCGTATTGCGAACTCACTGGAGCGCTTTGTGGCTCTCGCCGAGGGCCGCGTAGCTCCCGCACAGTCGACGGACGCGACTGTCATTCCGGCTGATCCGAAGCCGGAGAAGAAGACGCGTAAGTCGGCAGCGGAGAAACCGGCGCCAGAGCCGACGCCGGAGCCTGAAAAGGATGACTTCCTCAGCGACGACTCGTCGGAAGAAGTGACCGTCACGAAGGAGCAGGTTATCGAAGCGCTCACCGCGTACGGCGAGGCCGCCGGCAGCACTGACAAGGCGCGCGAGCTGATGGCCAAGATCGGCGGCGCGAAGAAGATCGGCGAGCTGGCGAAAGAGAAGTATGCCGACGTCTTCAAGGCGGCCAACGAGGCCGCCGCGAAGCTGAAGAAGTAATCAACTCGGTATCCAGTCTGAGGCGGGCGCTGTGGTGGCGCCCGCCTTTAACGGGAGAAGCAATGCGACACAGCGTTCGATGGTTTGTGGATCTTGGCCGACTCGGCCCTGAATTCAGCCGCGTTCTAATCGACGCGGGCAATTACTTAGACCGGTACATTCTTTACGTTTTCGGCGCGACACTGCGCCTGCACAAATTCTGGCGCGGCGATGACAATCGTGCGCCGCATGACCACCCTTGGTGGTTCATCACGTTCCCGTTAGTCAGTTACGTGGAGCGGTATTGGACTCCCTACCGTACGATCCACTTCAGCTCTGGTACTTACTCAAAGACTGTCGTAGATGGCGTGGAGTTTATGGGAGACGTAGACACAGGCTTCTACGCAACACTCGACTGGCACGAGCGCACCCGTACTGTGAAAGCGTGGCGCTTCCATTTCCGCCCGGCGAAGTTCCGACACATCGTTGTAGGGCGCGCGGACGGCAAGACCACGCCGTTCTGGACGTTCGTCATCAGCGGGCGTGTGAGCAACAGGCGTTGGGGCTTCTGGAAGACACCGGATCAATTCATACCGCATGAGGAATGGAAATGAAATTTGTCGTCAATCTCGAAGTCCCAGAAGGCGTCACACCGGGCATGGCGGCTGCCTACATCCGCGATGCCGTGCGCTCTTGGAGCGGCGGCATGGACCCTGAACATCCGCTGATGGGTAAAACACACAGAGCCACTGTGCAACGCTACAAAGAACCGACGCGGCCTTTGCAGCCGGGATGCATCTAGCGTGAAGGTCGACAAAAAGGCAAAGCGGATCATCGTCGAGGACGGCTTGCACTCGCCGCTCGGTCCGTCATCAGCAAAGCGATGGCTGAATTGTCCAGGCTCAGTGCGTGCCACGGCCGGCATGCCGTCATCGAGCAGTGAGTACGCCGACGAGGGCACCGCTGCGCACGGACTCAGCGAGCACTGCCGTCTGCACAACGTGCGAGCGAAGAGGTTTCTGGGCTGGCGCATCGACGTCCTGCGCGGTGAGGACAAACGCACTTTCGAAGTGACGCAGGAGATGATCGACAGCGTTCAGGAATTCATCGATCGTTGCGAGGAAGTACCCGCGTCGATGGTGCTGGTGGAGCAACTCCTACCGTTTGAAGAATACGTGCCCGGCGGCTTCGGCACGCTCGACGACGCGCGGCTGCGGCCGGGCATCGGCGTCATCACAGACTTCAAGCACGGCAAGGGCGTGCAGGTATACGCGGAAGAGAATGAACAGCTTATGTGTCAGGCACTCTCGGTGTACTTGAAGTGGGACTGGCTCTTCGAGTTCAAAGAGTTCGTGCTGCGTATCAGCCAACCGCGCCTTGATCATTTCGACGACTGGACAATCAGCGTTGAACGGTTGCTGGATTGGTCGCTAAACGTTCTATCTCGCGATGCGGTGGCTACCACTTATCCCAACGCTCTATTTGCTGCAGGCTCTTGGTGCCAGTTCTGCAAGATAAAGGGCGCGTGCGAGACGCGTACGCTTTGGGCGACATCACAGGTACTCCAAGTACCGCAGAGCGAGTTCGAGGACCTTGACGCTGCGATAGCAGCGGTGCAGGCGGCTCCATTGAAAGACGTGGGTACGGGCAATGACATGATGTCGAATGCACAGCTTGCCAAAGCGCTCGGCGTGGTCGATCTCATCGCGGGCTGGTGCAAGGATGTCAAAGCGGTGGCAATGCGTTTTCTTCAGCAAGGATTTCCAGTTGGAGACTGGAAGCTCGTAGAGGGCCGCAGCAAACGGCAGTGGAACTTACCCGAGGAGAAAATTGCCGAAGTACTACAGGAAGAGGGCGGGCTGTCTGAAGATCAGGTGTACGAGAAGAAGATTCTCACGCCGCCGAAGGCGGAGAAGCTCATCGGCAAAAAACACCCGCTCATCACGAGCCCTGTGTATGTGAATAAGCCGCGCGGCAAGCCAAAGCTCGCA